GACGTTCGCGAAGACCTTACGGCCCTCGAACTTCTCCGGAGCGTTGAGGGTGAACTCGTTGGCGTAGAACGGCTTGCCGGCGTTCTTCTCCGACTTCGACTCCTTGAGGTCGACGTCCGAGATGGTGGCCTTGTACCAGCCGGTGGGGAGAACGTCGAAGACCTTCGAGGAGGCTTCCTTCTCCGACATTACGACCTTGATGCCCATTTGGTTAGTTTCCGTTCGTGTAGTAGGCGAGCAGCGATTTCATTGTTACAGATTCCTCAGCACCGATGATCATCGGCATCGTGGCACCACGCACCTTGGCGACCGCGTTGTCCGTCTGGCTGGTGAGGATCAGCCTCCGCTGTACTCCGTCAACCTCTTGGTTGTACATGTACAGGACGATATCGGGGATCTGGGGGACCTTCATCTGCATCTTGCCGTTCAGCATCGGCATCCACTTCATCTTGCCTGACTTCAGCTGAACTTTGTCCGCGTGCGCGATGAAGATCACATTCATGTTGAGGTCGCGGAAGAGTCGGATCAACCGCAGCATGCGAACTTGGAGCTTGCCCCATTCGCGGATGCTCGGGATGTCCTCGTCGCGACTCTCGTTCTCCGGGTCGGCCTTGAGTTCGACCATGACCTGGTCTTTGCACTGCTCGAGGATCTCCGACAAGGAGTCCAGGACGACAGTATTGTAGTTGTGGCCACCAGCCTTCAGGGCGTTGTAGATCCGGATGTAGTCGTCCCACTTACGGGCGGGTACGATCTCGACGTTGGGCCACTCGCGAAGTGTGGCCTTCCCCGCTTCAGCGTCAACGTATAGTACGTTCCGCATACTGGGCACTTCCGACGCACTACCCGCGAGCCAAGTCTTTCCCACACCGGCTTCTCCGTAGATGAGCATGTTCAGCTTCTTGGGCTGTTCCTTCGTCGGCTTCTCGATCGACAGACCCGCGAAGCTCGTCGGTGTCAACATCTCGCTCATGCCGGTTCCATCCTCTTGTCGGTGCTAGGCTTGGCGTCTTCCCAGTAGTGCCTGTCGAGCTTGTCGAACATGGTGTCCAGACTGTACGTGAAGTCCTCACCACGTTCCTTACCCAAGCACGGTTCCCAGAAGGCACATCCGCTACTCGGTCCAAACCCCTTACAGTGGAAGCGGCCAGGGTTAGGGTAGATGAGAAGGTCTGGGTTCGTCATCTCCTTGGCCTCCTTCCAGATGTTCTCGCCGGCGTTGCGACACTGCTCAGCGTTACGGTCGATTCGATGACGACTGTGGAACTGTGGTGCGTTCTCTTGGAGGTAACCAAGGAACTCGTCGTAGCGACCAGCTTCGAAAGCTTCGGGATCGTTCTCTTCGACCGTGTTCTTGTACATCTGGTACGTGGTGTTCAGGCTCTTCGAAACGCTGAAGCGACGTCCTAGCCGAACCACTTTGTTGGGTTCAGGCTCTTCAGGGACGGCCTTTTTGATTTCAGCGTAGATGAAACCAGCCACGTTGAGACCGATAAGACGGAGAGCCCAAACGTAGCTAGTGATCTGATCATCGTTCCAGAGGTACTCGTCAGCGACTTCTGTTCCGCTGAGGCGTGCCGCGGTTTTCCAGTCACCGATCCAGAGACGACCTTCGGTGTCGATGAAAAGGATATCGATTCGACCACCATAGGTAACGGGTAGACCTTTCCAGTCTTGGAATAGATCAGAACCGTTCCAGGCGAGAAAGTCCGCACCGTCGTCATCGGCACGGGACGTCCGCCCTTGAGGTACGACAACTTTATCGAAGTAGCGGCGGGCGCAGTGGTTGCACTTGCACCAGAGGTCTTGTTCACCTGAATAAGGGTTTGCAATGGGTACCTCGAACTTGATCTCGACCTTATAGGGCATCAAGCCCTTATCGGCCTGCTCGGCAACGTTCTTGAAGTAGTAGTTCAGCATGCCGACACCCTGTTCGACACGATCGGCGTAGTCATCCATCTCCGGGGCAATGTCACCGTTAAGGCGGATGTACTTGTTGCGCTGCTCCTGCGTTACTCGCTTGAAGGTAGCGATCGCGATGGCGAGGGAAGTTGTCGGATCTGGGTTGAGATACAGTCCGAGATACGACTTGTAGTATTCCTCCATCGCTGCATGGAACGCAACGCCGAACTCGAGGGGACGAGCCGTAACTCGAGGGTAGTAGAACTGTCGTGAGATCCAGTCCCAGCGACGACGACATCCACGAAACGACCTCCGCTCGCTGGTGTGGATCGAATGGGTGAGGCCTGCCGTGATGTACTCATTGACCGTGGTAAGCTGCATAGTTTTTCTCCGTGTTGTTCTTTGTTCCTCTAAGTATATAGAGACCACAATGGGAAATCACGGCAGGCAGAAGATCTTATTTGTTATGCCTCTGGCACCAGCACCTGCCAACGTAAAGCAGTGACGGTGAATGAATGCCAAGCAGCACATGCTTGACGATGTGCCACCAGCTACGCTTCACTCTTATCGTACCCCCAGCTATCCTTTCCGGCCCTGAAACCAAGGTAGAAAGGAGCCTCGTCCTTTCGGGTCCCGATCGGGCGAAGCAGGTCACGAGGATGCTGCATGCGACCCTTACGCGGCTTGGCGCACTTGGAGTGCACATACCAGGCGTAGTTCACAGTTGGCGTGCTCACGCCCGTGTAGTCTGTACACTCGCAGAACTTTGTCGGCTGCGCGAACATCGCCTCGGCCTTGGCACCTTCGAGAGGTTGCCAACTCACCTCATTGTCTGCAGCCGTTCGCGCGAAGAGAACGGACTGGCCTTCGATGGCCTTAACGAAGGCATCGGCGTTAGCGTTGTCCGGGATGGAGACAAGAACGAACCTAGCCATTGTTAGCAATCCTTTCCAGGATAGCAGTCTGCTTGATGGCCTCCTCGGCCTGCACAAGCTGGCTGTACATGTTGGCTTGCATCATGTTCCACTGGTTGTCTGCGATCAGGGAGGAGCAGAGCTTCGACGTCATCCACTTCTGGACCTCATCGATCGGATCGAGGTTACGTTCCTCAGCGTGTTGCTTCGCCTCGAGCTTGCCCTGGTTGATCCTCTCCCGTGCATGAATAGCTCGCCTCGCCATCTCCATGGCGTTGTCGAGGTGGCCTTTGCTTCTAATCATGTCCAAACTCCAATCCGTTGACCCACAAAACTCCACACGCACGATTTGTTCCGTGAAATTGCCAGCTCGTCCGTGTGGAGTATTGAAGGGCTACGCCTTGAAGGGTTTAACCTTGGCTGAAGCGATCGACGTTCCGTAGGCGTCGTGAGGCTGCACGGCGCACTCCTCTTCCTGCCGGTGGTGGTGGACGATGATCGTCTCTTCCGGATGCAAGGCGATCTGCTTGCGGCTCTGCTCCGCTACCACGTCGCCGTCGACTAGGCCAGGGATGACGAACTTGTGTCGGCTGGCCTTGAAGCGTCCACTGACGTGCTCGACGATGTCACTCATCGACAAGCTCCATCTTGAACTGGTCTTCGTCCTCGTAGTCGAGGCCGTTGTCGGTAAGGAGCTCGAGCACGTCGTAGTCGCCGTCGATGAGGAACTTCTTGTTCATGTCGATCATCTGCTGGCAGGTGAGCTTGGCGACCTCCTCGTCGGTACGACTACTGCCGGTTTCGGGGTCGTAGCGGTAGTCGCTCCGCTCGAGCTCGATGACCTTGGTGATGGTGATCTTCGCCTTCGGCATTGCGTTCCTCTCCAGTTCTGCTAGTCTGCGGTCCTCATGGAAGGGCCACATGATAGATCCGAGCTCGCTCATCCCCTCATGCCCCAGACCAGTACATTCCCAACCATGATCCTGGCACAGGTGGCTCACTTCCAGATGTGGCCGGTGACAGCCTTGTGGGTCGGGTTCTTGGTGCTCTTCTTGTGCTTGATGTTACAGTTCACCTTGAACTCGACGGTCTTCGGTCGGCCCTTGGTGTCGTTGACGACGTCGCGAACGAGCAGCTGGTGGAAGCACTTGCGCTCCACGGCTTCCGGCTTAGTCCGTTCCTTCTGTGCGAGCTCTTCCACTACTTACTCCATTCGTCGGACAGGTGCTGCAGGGCAGCCTGGACGTGGTTGATGAACAGGTAGGTATCGATGATGGAGATCAACACCGCGATGCAGGTGAAGCAGACGAGCAGGTATGTGAACCACTGGAACCAGTGGAGCTGGTGCTTGACCTTAACAGGCGGAATCTCCTGACTGATGTAGGGTGCCGACAGAGTACCCTTACCCGGTCGCATGCTGTCCCAGTCTCCCATGTCAGCCCTTCTTGGGATCGAGAACGGCCTTAAGCCATTCCCATTTCATTTCGATGCGGTCGTTACGCTTGCGGTCGATCGTGTCCTTGGCTACAAGCGTGATGATGAGGACGGCGCTTTTCTGTCCCAGACGGTGTAGCCGATCCTCAGCCTGGCGACATGCCGAGGGGCTCCACGGCTTGTCGAGAAAAACACAAGTCTGAGCAGCAGTAAGGGTGATACCGACCCCGCCCGCCTTCGCGGTACTGAGAAAGACTTTGAGGCGTCCTGACTGGAACTCTTGTACCGCCAGATCACGATCCGCTTGCTTGGTGTCACCAGTAAGAACCCCTGTAGGAATCCCTGCACGCTTACACCGAGCCGCCAGTAGGTTGATCGCCTGTTTGGATTGTCCGAAGAAAACGAGTTGTCCACTCGATGCCTCGATGATGTCCATAGCCGCATCGAGCTTGGAGCTCGGCTCGTCGAGTACGAGCACCGGCCGGTCTTCGTAGATCTTGTCGCCGACCTTGTACTTGCCTTCGTAGTAGTCGACGTTCTCTTCCGTGATCCGCTCGAACAGGAACTTCTTCATCTCGAGCTTGCCGTACGCGACTGCGAACTGCTGCAGACGAACTAGCTGGCTTACGACTGCTGCGGCCTGAATGGGCTGGTCTTCGTTCTTGCCGACCCAGGCCATCATGTCGTCACGCATGGAGTCGTACGCGCCTCGCTGCTTCGAACCTAGAACGACTTCACGGTCGGTCCAGGTCTTCTCAGGCATGTCCTTCCACACGGCTGACTTGAGTCGCCTTACGTAGGCGTTGCCCATCTGCGTGTGAATCAGCTCGGCGTCGTTCATGCCACAGATCTCGGTGTAGCCTCGACCGTGGTAACTATCGCAGCCCTCAGCCATGCACGTACCCTGGTTGTGCGTCTTCTGCAACACGTGATGGTTGAAGAAGGCCCAGTACGACGTGTAATCCTTCGGCCAGAGCCAGTTCAAGATCGACCAGGCATCATCCGGGCGGTTGTCAGCCCAGGTACCACTCAGACCGGTCTTGTACATCGTACGCAACTTCTTGTACACTTGCGTCTGCTGCGCCTTGCGGTTCTTGATGTTCTGAATCTCGTCGCCGATGATGTGGAACCAGTGGCGCTCTTTCAGCTCGTCGGCGATGAACCTCAGTACCTGCCAGTGGCACACGAAGATTTGATACACCGGCAAGCCATTGCCATCCATCTCCTGGATCGCGTCGGCGAAGGTCTTCCGGTTCTTCCGGTCGATGACCATCACCTTCAGGTCTGACGCCCATTCCTTGTAGTGATCCTTCCACGAGCCCATGACGGACGTCTGTGTCACAACGAGCGTCTGGCCCGTCTTCATGCAGTTGTGCTTGAGCCGCTTCTGGAGATCCAGCGCGATAGCTTCGACCGTCTTGCCGAGACCCATGTCGTCGCCGATGAGAACTGACGTGTCACCCGTTGCTGCCTCGTGCGCCATCAGCTGGTCGATCGCCTGCTGCTGGAATTCGTACAGCTTCACTTGCACTCCTTACACCAGCGCCGAGGACCATAAGTTGTCCGCAGGTGACTGTCAGCGATTCGATCAACCCAGCACAAGGCATCGTGGTCATTCAGGATAGCTGTCTTCATCGGCGCGATCCTTGCACCGCAGGTGGCATAGATGACGATGCCAAAGAAGTTCTTCGTACGTACAAGCTCGACACGGCCGTGGTCAATCCTGTGAATCACCTGACCGATCGTGCTCGTTATCCAGTTGTACGTCAGCAGCTGACCCACCGTCACTCCCTCCGATATGCTTGTGCAGCAAGGTCTCACCGGTCTTCTTGCAGTAGAACATCATGTAATGCTGACCGCGGTGGACCTCGACCGTGAAGCCGAGGTCCCTACTCATGTACCCGTGCCTGAGGCCATGAGCTCCGCACCACAATCCATCTGGAACGTCAGCGCTCTTGTGCTCCGGCGTCCAGGTCGCTCCTTGGTACTTCTTCTTCCTCTTCCGAAACACTGGCTTGGCGGAATCGTCCGAGCTTGAAATACTGATCCGCCTCCTCGATGATCACGACCTTGCGACCACAATCGCACCAGTGTTCCTTCAGCTTGCCTTTCCTGATCACCGCGTACACCTTCTGCGGATACATCCCTCGCATCTTGGCGTACTGGATCACTGGTAGTTTAGTGGCATCATTCCTTTCGTCCTCTTCGGCCTGCCGAATGAAGTCGTCGATGCCTGCCATTGCTACCCCAGAAGGATCATCTTGTACACGTCGCCGGCCTCGTCGACAACGATCATGCCGTCCTCACGCTCCTTGATCAGCGTGACCGTGATGGTGTTCTCGCTCGGCTCGGACGACTCCTGCGTCTGCTTCAAACGCCACACGCCCGAGGTGATCAGCTCCACCTTGCCCTCACGAACCAGCGACGACATGGTCTGACGAAGCTGCGTTCGGTTCCACCTGCTGCCGAAGTAGCTCTCCAGCTTCGCCAGCGTGACGGGCTTCGCGTCGCCGTCGAAGAAGTACGCCGTCAGGTCGCTCTTC